AAGTGTTCCCGCATCGTCAGTCGTAATGCCTGTCGCAATATCCTTAGTAGAGCCATTACCCTTTAGACCAGTCAACTGATCTAAGTCAGCGTCAACAAAGTTGTTCTGGGTAGGTACTGTCATACCGTCACGTAAAGGAACTGTGACACCCTGTATACCTACACCCACAAAGGATGCAGCGGACTTCATGTCGTCCCAGTAGGCTCCGCCCAGCGTTACTAGACTATCAATGTAGTTAGCTAGAGGCTGGCGGTATGCTAAGAATGTTGAGTCACCAGCATTTACCAGTCGGCTAAAGTAGTTAGCTGCTTCTGTTGAGAAGCCTATCCCTGCTATCTCAGCTAGTAATGTTGCTTGCAAGCCCTCTAGGGTAGCAAGGTTGAGTGCTGGGCCAACGTGGTAAGTAGATATTCGGCAATTATTATATCCAGTGGGAGCTAATGGTCTAAACGCAAACAGTGAAAAATTTGTCGTTCCCGTATCCGAAGATGCTTCAACCTGCGTTACTTCACGATCCATAACATAGCAGTCAAAATCAGCCGAGTTGTCTCGTGAAAGCCCGATAAATCCAACAGAGTCAGTAGTGCTGTCAATATTTACTGCCGTGCCAGATTGAGCCTTAAGTGTAAACCTCTGGGAAACGGTGAAACCCGCTTGAATAACCTGCTTGTCAAATGAGGATAGATACTGACGACCCGATGTGCCACGTTCCGTGGTGTAGCACGAAAAAGAAACATCATTAATGCTTACGGAATCGCCAGCCACATTTGTATTATTTAATTTCGTGGATGCATCACCCTTTAGACCAGTCAACTGATCCAGATCACCCACAACAAAGTTTTCGTTAGACGGAACCGTCATACCGTCACGTAGAGGAACAGTTACACCTTCAATACCTACTCCCACAAAGGATGCAGCAGACAGCATTGTATCCCAGTAAGCTCCGCCAAGCGTTACCAGACTATCAATGTAGTTAGCTAGTGGCTGCTTGTAAGCCGTGTGTATCGTATCACCCGCAGTGTCCAAGCGGTTAAAGTAGTTCTGAGCCTCTGCCGAAAATGCTCCGCCAGCAGAATATACCTGTGTCGTGCCTAAATATGCAAGTGCGACCTCAGTTGCCCCGAGGTAAATCTTGTCCGCTATTGAACTGCCGAGTGATAAAGCCATACGTTATCCGTTGATGATGTAGAATGTAGTAGCGACTGGTGCGCCAGCGTCATACTCCGCTTGAGTAAGGCTGACCACGTTGAATACTTGGTCGCTGCCCGTTGGCTCTGCTGCTGTTTTGCTAAACACAACATCGTCAAAGATTGCAACATCAATGCCAGACCAATTTGCTAGGTTAGCTGAATATCCCTGAACCGTGGTGTTGATGGCTGCTGGCTGTAGCGAGGAGTCTGCTGTTGTGCCTTGCGCTGCCGTAGCATATGCTGTGGATGCTGTTGTGGCTGCTGTGCCGAGTCCTAGGTTGGAGCGGGCTGCTGAATTAGATGAACTCTGTAGTAGAGTGTCTATGTCTGTTGATACTGTTAAGTCTGCCATGATATTATTGGGTTAAGATCCGAAGGGTCGTTTATATAGTGATGTTGCGTCTGGTTGACGGTATAGTGAAAGACCATCTGGTCGCAGGTAGTTATCAACCCCTGGAATTACTGGAGTTAAATCTGGTCGAGCGCCACGAAATCTACGTGTGCCAACATTGCCAAAGGATCGTCTGAATCTAAAGTGCGCCATATTTACGTGACCGAGTTATCAGTCGAATACTGGGTTTTAAGTTGATTGGTGAGGGCTGCAATAGCTCCGTCCCTGCTAGGCTTCATGAGCGCCCGCTCAAGAGCGCTGTTTACATCACGCAGGGCTATAGGGTTGAAACCACTGTCGCTGTCCTGTGAGGCTCTGTAGGATCGTGCTGCGTCATACGCCATGAACTCTGCCCACTCGGATGGGACTTCTGACACCGTGCCAGACTCCCCGTTGCCGTATGTGTCTGTCCAAGCCTTCTTGTATGCTACGTAGATTGTTCCCGTGACATTGCTTGCAACGCGAATGCCATTGCTGTCTGGGTATGCTGTGAGGGTTCGCGGATCATTACCAGACCACTTTGCTGCGCCCCAGTATGCAATAGCTTCACCGAT